CCAATCGAGTTCTGGTGAGCGATAGAGCGCACTGAAAGGTTCCATCCAGGCCGGTGGCTCATGATCTGTGCAAGTAGCCCACGCGCCTCCAGTGTGAGCCTGCTATCCCTCAGCCATGAATTAGGGATTTGCGCGAAGTGGTCATCGAAGGCGTGATGCCCTCTGATTAGTGGCATTGTTTGTCCTTGTCTACCGGCTTTGTCCTGGTAGTCTGGACTTAGCCGATGCTTACTCATCGGTTTCTGTGAGGGTCAGTCTGTGATGGGCTGGCCCTCACTCTATTGTACTACTTCAGAACGCCTGGTCTTTCCAGTGAGACTCCACCTTACCCCCATCAGGCAGAAGATACCACCAGCCACCCATACGGTCAAAAACAGGATGCTCCAAAGACTCCCACACCGGTAGCTTGTGCCCCCACCCACGCGCCGTAGCAGCCAGCTCAGCGTTACTTTCCATGTCCCCATTCCAGCGACTACAGACCATCATCAGGTTATCTGGGGTGTCGAGCAGTTTAGATCCGCCCATCCCACGGTTGATTCTGTGATGAGGAACCAGGTCCTCCTCCACACCGCAATGCCAGCAGTGAGAGTCTCGCTCCTGCACGAGCTTCAACACCTTCTTAGGGACCGCCATGACCCCTAGCCTATAATGAGGGAGGGCCTGGATGGTTTCGACTGGCACAGAAACCGCGCACGCGACTGTGTTAGGACCTGGGTTCGATTCCCAGCAGGTCCACGACTAGAAACCTAACCGCGGAGATCCTCCCTGGTAAGACCCTTATCCACATTTTTATATAAACAGTTATATAATACCTGTGCCGTATTCCAGGAAGATAGCTGAGCAATAAATGTTGCCCTAATCCCAGGTTAGCAACACTTAGGAGGGTAGGTGAGGGTAAGGGATTTTCCTTACTTATCGTCAGAATCCGATAGGGGTGTCTTATCGTTATCGCGCGATGGCTCGAAGTCCTCCAACCATTCCAAGAACTCCTCAGGGGTCATCACCGCTGTCACAGTTTCATCTCAGCCTGGAGAATCTTGGCAGCCGTAGCCAACGCCATCAGCTCAGACTCAATAGATCGCATCTTCGTGCGAATCCGGTTCACCCTAGCCTTAGCAAGGTCACGGTCAAACCGTATGTCAGCACACTCAAGCTTCGCCCTAGCCTGCCGTTCAGCCACTGAGCCCGTGGCATCCAGGAACTGTTGCGCCTCACACCTATCCAAATCACTCTCAAACTGTGCCAGGTCAGACTCAGCCTCAAACAGAGCCTCAACACCCTTACGATTAGTCTGAGTAAGCTCTACGAGATCCTTCGCTATCTGTGATGGAATCACAAACACTCACCAACCTTCTGCACAACTCATCCTTCCAGAACTCACTTAGCAGCAGATCGTTTGCCCTTTGTGCCTCCAGGTACGCTTGGCTCAGCTCGCTCACTGAGGCCAGCAGGGGAGAGTGCCGTTGCATGAGCTTTCAGTTTCTCCAGTACATCAGGGGATGCACCCTGTTTGGATGCTTCCGCCCATAGTACTCTCAACTGGTCCACATTCTGCAGTTTCTCAGCCTCAGCAAGCCAGTCAATCTGCTTGGCTTTTTCCTCGAAGCGTGCAACTTTCTCCATCTCCTCACGCGAGGTGCGCTTATTCCCTGAATACCCAGCGTTAGCGAGCGCCCTACCAATAGCTGAGGTCTCACAGTTCTCCAAAGCAGAGGACTGGTTAGCCATCCCAGTGCCGTCAATCTCGAAAGCGTAACCTGTGGCCTTAGGGCAGCCACGCTCCACATCCTCACCGTTCAGAAACACTATGGCTTTGATCACCCAGATTTTCTCCTGCCGGTACTCAGGCACAGTCTCATTCTCTGTCAGGATCCTGCCATCAGGGTTGTCAGTGTAGAACCGCTTGAGCCGTTCCTCCACCGTCTCATAATCTGCCAAGTTGAACCTAGCCATCTTTCCACCTTTCCTCATTCACATAGTCAGTAATGATTTTGCCAGCGAGCACTGACACAGACACCTGCTTAGCCTTAGCCAAAGCGGCGAGCTTCTGATACAGCTCATCAGGTATCTGCACTGTAACGAAAACAGACACACCCTCCATCAGCGCTTCCCCACTTTCTGAGCCAGAATCTTAGACTCCAGTTTGTAGTAGTCCTTCCACAGGTCAGGCTTCTGTGTGGCACGCAAATCCGCCACATACTTATCAGCGACCCTCAACAAGTTCACATCTTTCCTATCCAAGGTAGATCCTTTCCCACAGCCTCGCAGCGGTTGCCTTGAGGTCATCTATCATTTGCTCATCACGATAAACCCATTGAGTCTCTGGTTCAAACCAGGCAGGCGCAAACACATCGTCTACTTGAATCCTGAGCATCCACACAAACAGGCACTTCTCTGCCCCTGTCACATGAAGCTGCCACTGCATTTGCCTCCTGTACTGCAAAGGTATTGACTTCCAGTCTTGCCCTGTGGTCTTTATCTCCGCAATCACACTGTGATCAAGGGAGAGACCGTCAGGTGTAGCAAGATGCCAAGGGCTTTCAGCGTTAGCCAGGAGCCAATCATTAGGGAGAATCCCATGCTTCTCATGCACAAACTTAGCTAACACAGGCTCCATGTCCCTACCAAAAGCCATGTAAGGGTTATCGTGCTCCACAAACTCCTCATGCCAATCCCTGACACACTGTTCAAACCCTGCAGGGGTAGAAGCCTTAGCAACCTGTGTAGCCGTCACACCCTCCCTGCGAGCACGCAACCAGTCAGCCTCGAACAGTTGCTTAGAAGCAATAAACTGGTTAGGACCCAACATTGTGCATCCTATTCCAGCGAGCTCTCGCAATCTCCAGGGCCTCATCAATGACAACCTGAGCTTCACGCAACTTAGCTGCCTTCAGTTGCTCCCAAGCGGTCTGCCAGATTGCACCGTTGTCAGAGTAAGCAGCAATCCACTCCTCAACCATGAGGTCAGCGAGCTTTTCAGCCTCACTACGCTGTCCCATAACTGTCCACCTTTCTTATAGTCTTAGGTTATGACCCACCACAGACACTACTCAAACCTGATGGCCGCCGTAGACACTGTGGGCAGGACCCCCTGTATGGATTGCCCTGAGGTGTTCTTCCCTGAGGACTTCCCTGACAAACACACCAGGGAGTACGCGATCAAACTTGCGCGTGCGCTGTGTGATGAGTGCCCCATCAAGGATGCGTGCTTCATGTACGCGACTGAGAATGATGAGCGTTATGGGGTGTGGGCTGGGACTCTCCCCGCTGAGCGTTAGCCACCGCGCAACCAGAAGTAGCAGGGCTCACAACACCAGCCAACATCCTCAAGGTGTCTGGTCTGGGAGTCGCAATCTCTTGACTGGTTTATTTCACACCGGTGCATCAGCCATCCTCCCCTTCATCATCCAGAGACTGGTAATGGTTCAGTGCGTTTAGAGCACGCCGCAACACCTGAGCCTGCTTCATAGTCAAACACACTGTCCCAGGCTCCTCCATCTGAAACACATCATCCTTTAGGCGCACGATTACCTCACGCCCATCCACCTGCACATCCATCATGTTGTAACCACCTCAATCTCGATACTTGACCGCAACCATTTAGCCACAGTCCTCCTATTCACATCAAACATGTCAGCAATGTCTGTTGTGCTCATCCCCAAGTGTTCGAGGCGTTTCGCACGCATTTGGCAGCGAGCCTGCAACTGAGAAGCCACCATGATTGTGTACTCCAGTTCATGAGTCAGAGCGCGTGTCTCCTCCCTAGTCAGAACATGAAGTCTCTGCTCATCGTTCTGATCAGAGAGCTTCTGCATCAGCTCAGGGGTAATATCCTGCAGTGTTACTTTCATGCCAGTCCTTTCACTCTCAGCATTGCCAAACCAGACAGAACAGCCATACCTGCCATCACATAGGAGTCAGTGTTACGCCCAATCAGGGCAACCAGGACACCTACAGTTATGAACGCTAACCCTGTCCTCACAATGCCACCACCAAAAAGGCAACACCTGTCACAAGTGCAACACCAACCAGTGACAACATCAGCGCACACCGGTAACTCACGCGCTTAGGTTCACGCAGATCCCTCCGCTTCACCACGGGAACCTGCAAAGCCACATGCTCGCTTGCAGGCTTAGGACTGAACCGCGTGTTGTCCCACACCGTGAGAGCCTTCTGGAAGAAAGCCTCATCAGTGAGGATCGCACGCATTAGTTCAGCAGGCAGCTGGTCAAAGTGTGCTCGATACCACGCCACAGTGTCAGCGAGCTCTTTGTTATGAGAGGTCATTGCAAGGTGCATGGCCTCCTGGAACTGCACATCTATTTGCTTCATAGCACCCATTTTGTTTTCCACCTTTCTTTGGGTTACTCAGGAGTGTAGCGGTATCCACAGAGAAAGTGCAACACATTTCTGTATCGGCGTGTATAGTGGTGCTCATGATTATTCCAGGGAACTACGATTTAGCCGATCAAACACTAGAGCAACTCGCTGACCTCAGGGCATGGCAGCTCGTTCGTGTAGAAAAGGTCACAGCAGAGCTCAGAAGCCGTGTCAGGGACCAATACCGCGAAGGGACAAAGCTCAGCACCCTAGCGAAAAAAGCAGGCGTCACAAGGCGCACAGTTTATTCCTGGCTTAGCGAATGACACCTGGCAGACCTCGCACCATAAGCGATAACAAATCAGTGCAAGCCAGTTTCTCTCTATCGCTCGAAGAATATGCTGCAATGAAAACAGAAGCAAAGAAAGCAGGCATGAGTCTCAGCGCTTGGCTTCGAGCACAGGTCACAAAATAGAAGAACCCCCCAGCAGGTGGAAGAAGCTGAGGGGTTCATTCAAGAGAGGCATGATGCCTACTCAAAGTGTATCACTGGCAAGAGTCGCAAGCGAGCAGGTCCATAGGATCTACAGGGACAGCGTAGCCGTCAAGGTTCTCCACCAGGTCTGCCATTACTGTGCAGCCTTATCGTAGGTGAGCACCGAAGTGAGTAGGGACATCACCCCAGCGAGAGCTGACACAGACAACACCTGCACCCAGTCCACATCCAGGATGCCTGCAGCTGTTACACCGATTGTTGCGAGTGCAACCTGAGCGCAAGTTTTCACCGCACGCTCAAGCGAGTAGTCAAAATAGTTCTTCAGTTTATCCATCAGGGTTTTCTCCTTTATGTAGTGACTTATCTTCCCACACAGCACCGAAAATGTAGCTCGTGAGAATCAGGGTAATCAACGCTACACCACCAGTCACCAGGTCGCTGATGTCTGTGATGTTGCCGGTGAGTGCAGCAATGGTGGAGCCGATGAGCATGAAAGCGCCAATGATGAACGATGCCAGGATGTAGCGCCGCCGATTTTTCCAGGAGGGTTTAGCCATGATGTACCTCAGTCCTTTCAGGTAGGCATCTATCGCACGCCGGATCACAGTCACAACATCCTCTCACGCGGTCATCACCGCTACTAACGGGCTGACGATTGCGGCCAGGAAGCCGAAGATTCCAATGACCTGCCACATGCGTTGCTCCAATTTCCTGATGCGGTTTTCGTGGTCCTCAACTTTGCTTTCCTGTGTTGGCAATGATGAGGCGATTTGTTCCAGCAGTTTTCCTTGGCGCTGGACTTCCAGGTAAATGTCGCGCATTGACACCTTCACCGTTGTTGTGTCGTTGTGTTCCTCAGTCACTTGGCTGCCCTCCGAATCCGGTTGAATCCGCGAGCGAGTGCTGCAGAGGGTTTCCATTTTGGTTTGGGTCGTACCGGTTCAGGTTTGTTTATGGGGACACCTGGTGGGAGGGGTTTTGGGATTTCCACAGGCTCAGGCTTGACCGGCTCTGGCTCTGGAGTTTCTTCCGCCTCGAGGTAAGGCATGGGATCTACCGTGTCACCCCAGCGTGCTGAGCGCCTGACCTCGAAGTGTAGGTGTGGGCCGGTGCTCGCGCCCGTGTTCCCTGAGTAGGCGATAAGTTCACCG